CACGTCACGACCGGCGAGAAGCTCCCGGCCTGGTTCGTGGCCATCGAGAAGCAGGAGCCCTTCCGCTGCGGCGTATGGCGCATCGACGACCAGGCCGTCGCCTACGCCCGCAAGGAAAACGAGGCGGCCATCGAGCGCCTGAAGCGCTGCGTGGCCACGGGCACTTGGCCCACCGGGTACGAGATCCCCCTCGTCTTCGACACGATCTGATTGAGAAAGGAGAAGCGTCACATGGGAGTGTTGCAGCAGATCCAGACAGGGAAGCAGTCGTTGCCGCCGCGGCTGCTGGTTTACGGAACGGAGGGCGTCGGCAAGTCGACGCTGGCGGCGGGTGCGCCCAAGCCCATCTTCATCCAGACGGAGGACGGGCTCTCGGAGATCGCCTGCAGCCGGTTCCCGCTGGCCAAGTCGGTCGACGAGGTCCTGGCGGCGCTGGCCGGGCTCGTCGGCGAGGAGCACGGCTTCAACACCGTGGTCATCGACTCGCTCGACTGGCTGGAACGGCTGATCTGGGACGCGGTCTGCCGCGAGTACGGCGTCGAGTCCATCGAGAAGGCCGACGGCGGCTACCAGCGCGGCTACGTCCACGCGCTCTCCTACTGGCGCCGGGTGATCGACGGGCTGGATCGTCTCCGCAGTCGCGGGATGATCAGCATCCTCATCGCCCACGCCAAGGTGGAGAAGTTCGAGGACCCGGAGGCGGCCCCCTACGACCGCTACAGCCCGCGGCTGAACAAGCACGCCGGGGCGCTCATCACCGAGTGGTCCGACGCGGTGCTGTTCGCGACCCGCAAGATCCGCACGGAGAGCCAGGACACCGGTTTCGGCCGCACCCGGACCATCGCGGTTGGTCTCGGCAAGGACGGCGGGGACCGCGTCCTGCGCACGGTGGGCGGTCCGTCGTGCGTCGCCAAGAACCGTTACAGCCTGCCCGCAGAGTTGCCGCTGTCCTGGCCGGCCCTGTTGGCCGGCCTGATGGGCCAGGCTGTCGAGCAGAAGGGAGCAGTCGCCAATGGCTAACCTGAACTTCAACGCCAACAACGTCGAGCCCATGGTCGAGTTCGAGCCGGTGCCGGCCGACCGGTACTTGGCCGTGATCATCGCCTCGGAGATGAAACCCACCAAGAAGGGGCGCGGCCGGTTCCTCGAGCTGGTCCTCGAGATCATCGAGGGAAAGTACAAGGGCCGGAAGCTCTGGGCTCGGCTCAACCTCGAGAACGAGAACGCGCTCACCGTCCAGATCGCCAGGGGTGAGCTGTCGGCCATCTGCCGCGCGGTCGGGGTCATGCAGCCGCAGGACTCGGTCGAGCTCCACAACATCCCGCTGGTCGTCACCGTGAAGCTGAAGAAGCGCCAGGACAGCGGGGAGATGACCAACGAGGTCAAGGGCTACGCCAAGCGCGAGGCGGCCATCGACCGGCCGGCTCAGGCGGCCGGTTCCGTTCCGCCCTGGGGCAGGAACTGAGCCGTGCGGGTCGAGGTCTGGACGCTCCCGAACTGTCCCCGTTGCGAGAAGGCGAAGGCCGGGCTTACATCAGCCGGCCTCGCCTTCGAGGAACGGAGTCTCGATGCGCTGCGCCGCGGGGACATCCGGGACGTGGAGGCGCTGGCAGCGCTGGCCATGGCCGACTACCAGGCGCCGATTGTGCGCATGGACGGCCGGTTCGTAGAGCGCCATGAACTGCTGACGCTCATGGCCGGCTGCGGCAGCCAGTGCCAGGTCGAAGGGGTGGGCGGTCGCGCCTGACCGCCTACCCCTCTTCGTCGAGGGACATCATGAACATCATCGGCATCGATCCGGGGCTCGATGGCGGCCTGGCCGCCATCGGCCCCGAGGGCCTGGATCTGACGGTCATGCCAACCGCGGCCGTCGGCAAGCACCGGCAGCTGGACGAACAGGCCATTGTGAGCTGGCTGCTCGCGCACCGGCCGGCACACGTTTTCATCGAGCATGTCGGCGCCCGGCCTGGCCAGGGCGTCGTGTCCATGTTCACCTTCGGCACTGGCTGGGGCTTGGTCCGCGGGATCTGCGCGGGCCTGGCGCTGCCCTATGAGCTGGTCCGGCCGCAGGAGTGGCAGGGGACGCTGCTTGCCGGCCAACCCAAGGGCTCGGAGTACTTGGTCGCCAGCCGCCTGTGGCCCAGCGCCGACTGGCGGGCCTCAGAACGTGCCGCGAAGGCCCATGGCGGGCTGGTCGATGCTGCCTTGATCGCCGAGTTCGGCCGGAGGCGCCTGGGGTGATCACGACCAACGAAACCGAACTGCGTAAGTGCAACCTCTGCGGCGGCGAGTGGCCGCTTAGCGAATACCACAAGGATCGCACGTTGCGCGGGGGACATCGCTACACGTGCAAACGGTGCGCCAAGGAGGCCACGCGCCGCTCGTATCACTCCAAGAACGCAGATACGAATGGGCTCTATGGCGTCTTCGCGTCCATGAAGAAGCGCTGCTACAACAGGAATCACATCAGCTACAGTCGGTATGGTGGGCGCGGGATAACGATCTGCGACGGCTGGCTTCAGGCTCCGGAATCGTTCTTCTCATGGGCTCTAGCCAATGGGTACAGGCGGGGCTTGCAGATAGATCGCATCGACAACGACAGAGGCTACGCTCCGGAGAACTGCCGATTCGCCTCCCCATCGACCAACATCCGCAATCGCTCCTGTACCAAGCTAACAGCGGATGACGTACTCCAGATCCGACGATTGCTTGCGTCTGGCTTTCCGCAGCGCACGATAGCGCGCATCTTTGGTACGCACTGTTCGACGATCTGCAACATCAACCGTGGCACAGTATGGAGAGATGCCCCGTGATCTTGCGCGCATACCAACGCGATGCGGTCGAGGCCGTCTACCGCCATTTGCGGGAGCGCAACGACAACCCCTGCGTCGTCTTGCCAACAGCGTCCGGAAAAACCCCGGTCATGGCCACGATCTGCAAGGACGCGGTCGGCCAGTGGGGCGGCCGCGTCCTCGTCCTGGCCCACGTCAAAGAGCTGCTCGAACAGGCCGTGGACAAGCTGCGGCTGATGGCGCCGGAGCTGATGCTGCAGGTGGGCGTCTACTCGGCCGGCCTCAAGAAACGCGACACCGACCACCCGATCATCGTCGCCGGCATCCAGAGCGTTTACCGCAAGGCCTGCGACCTGGGTCCGTTCCAAATCGTTCTGGTCGACGAGGCTCATTCCATCGCGCCGGAAGGCGACGGCATGTACCGGCAGTTCTTGGCGGACGCCAAGGTGGTGAACCCAAATGTCCGCGTCATCGGCCTGACGGCCACGCCGTTCCGGATGAAGTCGGGGCTGATCTGCGGGCCGGCTGAGGACGGCTACTACCTGCACCACATCTGCTACGAGGCCGGCGTTCGCGAGCTGATCGTGCAGGGATACCTGTGCCCCCTCGTCACCAAGGCCAGCCGGGTCAAGGCCGACACTTCGGCGCTCCACATTCGCGCCGGCGAGTTCGTCGCCGGCGAGACCGAGGCGCTGATGGACACGGCAGAGCTCGTCGAGTCCGCCTGCAAGGAGATCGTCAACTACACCCAGACGCGCCACTCGGTGTTGATCTTCGCCTCGGGCGTGAAGCACGCCGAGCACCTGGCCTCCGTGTTGCGCGGCGAGTACCAGGCCCAGGTCGAGACGGTCTTCGGCGAGACGCTGCCCAGCATGCGCGACCAGGTGCTCACGGACTTCAAGGCTGGCCGGCTCAAGTACCTGGTCAACGTCAACGTCCTGACCACCGGCTTCGACGCCCCGAACATCGACTGCGTGGCGCTGGTGCGGCCGACCATGTCGCCGGGGCTCTATTATCAGATGGTCGGGAGGGGCTTCCGGCTACACCCAGGCAAGGCCGACTGCCTGGTGCTGGACTTCGGCGGCAACGCCCTGCGCCACGGGCCGGTCGATGCCATCCAGGTCAAGGCGACAGGCCAGGGCGGCGGCGAGGCGCCGAGCAAAGAGTGTCCTAACTGCCAGGCGGTGATCGCCGCGGGCTACGCGCGGTGCCCGCAGTGCGGATACCAGTTCCCTGAGCGCGAGCGGGCCAAGCACGAGGCCGAGGCCTCGACGGCCAGCGTCCTCTTGGGCGAGGTTTCCATCGCCGACTACTTGGTCCAGGAGGTCTACTATTCGGTCCATACCAAACGAAACGCAGCTCCGGGAACGCCGCCCACCATGCGAGTCGACTACCAGGTCAGCCTGGATAAGTACGTGAGCGAATGGGTCTGCCTGGAGCACACCGGCTTCGCGCGCTACCGCGCCGAGGAGTGGTGGAAGCGCCGCTCCAAGGTGCCTGTTCCGACCTCGGTCTATGAGGCCGTCAACCTGGCCGAGGCCGGGGCGCTCGCGCCCACCAAGGCCATCCAGGTCCGCAGCGTCTCGGGCGAGAAGTACGAGCGCATCGTCGCCTACGAGTTGGGCGAGGTGCCGGACTACCGCGAGCCGGGGTGGGATGCTACCGAGCCGGCCGGCACGTCGGCCGCGGTCGACTCTGACGAGATTCCATTCTGAGGGCACCGATGAACACCCACCTGGACCACGCCCTCGGCTACGCCAAGCTCGGCTTCCGGATCGTGCCGTTGCACCACATCAACGGCAAGGGCAAGTGCACCTGTCTGCGGCCGACATGCGAGGCGCCGGGCAAGCATCCGCGGATCAAAGACTGGCCGAAGCAGGCGACCACCGACGAGGCCACGATCCGATCCTGGTTCGCTCGCTGGCCCGATGCCAATATCGGCATGGCCATGGGCCGAGGCCTGATCGACATCGAGAGCGAGTGCGGATGCGAAGAGCACCTGGCGTTGCTCGAGGCCAAGCTCGGGCCGCTGCCCGACACCGTCAGCTGGAAGAGCGGCGGCGATGGCCAACATCGGGTCTTCGCGACGAGTGTGCCCATCGGCAACCTGACCAACGTCGGCCAGGAAATCCTGGGCATCCCGAAGACCGGCGTCGACGTCCGCGGCGAAGGCGGCCAAGCGGTCATGCCGCCGTCGACCCACATATCGGGCGGCACGTACCGGTGGACGAATCTCACGCCGGACGCGACCGAGGTCGCCCCGTTGCCTGACGCCTGGGCCCAGTACCTGGCCGAGGCATCGAAGCCGGCCGCTGCGCCGCTTCCCGCCGCCACGGCGCCGGCAGAAGACCTCCCGGCACTGGAGAACCGCGCCGGGGCGTACCTGGACGCAATGGCGCCAGCGATCAGCGGCCAGGGCGGCCACAACGCGACCTATGCCGCGGCCACGGCCATGGTGCATGGCTTCGGCCTACCGCCGGACCGGGCGCTGGTACTGCTCATCGAGCGCTTCAACCCCCGCTGCGAGCCGCCCTGGAGCGAGGAGGAGCTGCGCCACAAGGTCGAGGACGCGGCGACCAAGCCACACACCCATCCGCCAGGCTGGTTGCGCGACCAGGCAACCCACTCCGAAGAGGGCGTGGACCTGTCGGGCATCCTGGGCACCGTTCCGGCAGAGCCGTCCGCTCCCGCCGAGCCTTCCGGCCCGCCTGATCCAGGGCCGTTGCCCGAGCGCCTGCTCTATGCGCCGGGGCTGATCGACCGGGTCATGGGCCTGACGCTGATCACGGCGCCGTACCCGGACCGGGTATTGGCCTTCTGCGGCGCCGTGGCGCTGCAGGCCGCGCTCTGCGCCCGCAAGGTGCGCGACCAGAGCGGGGCGCGGACTAGCCTCTACCTCCTGGGCCTGGCCAACTCCGGCACCGGCAAGGACCACCCGCGGAAGATCAACCAGCGGATCATGATGGAGGCGGGCTTGGCGAGCCAGCTGGCCGACAGCTTCGCCTCGGGCGAGGGCATCGAGGACCGCGTTGCGGCCTCCAAGGCCGTGCTCTTCCAGACCGACGAGATTGACGCCGTGCTGCAATCGATCTCCCGGAGCCGTGACGGGCGCGCCGAGCGCATCATGGAGATCCTGCTCAAGCTCTACTCGGCCGCCGGCAGCCTCTACCACATGCGGGTGAAGGCTGGCCAGGAGCCTGGCGTCATCGACCAGCCCGGCACAGTGCTCTTCGGCACAGCCATCCCCAAGCACTACTACGAGTCGCACTGCGACAAGATGCTGACCAACGGCTTCTTCGCCCGCATGCTGGTCTTCGAGGCCGGCCTGCGTGGGGTGGGCCAGGAGCCGCGCGAGCTGCCTGTGCCGCCAGAGATCCTGGAACAGGCCAACTACTGGGCTGCGCTTCGTCCTGGCCACGGCAACCTCGACAATGAGCATCCGTCGCCTATCGAGATCCCATACGGGCCCGGGGTCATGGAACTCTACGCCGAACTGCGCGCCAAGGAGAACGACGCCTACGGCGCCGCACAAGCGGCCAACGATGCCATCGCCATGGCCATTTGGGCTCGTGCCGGCGAGAAGGCCCGGCGTTTGGCGCTGGTTCGCGCCTGCAGCGAGAGCTACCAAGCTCCGGTCATCACTCGTGCGGCGGTAGAGTGGGCATGGGCCATCGTCGAGCACCAGACCCGCCAGATGCTATTCCAGGCCGGCTGCTATGTGGCCAAGAACGAGTTCGACTCCATGTGCAAGGATCTGCTGCGCGTCCTGCGCGAGTGGAAGGCGACGAACGGCGATGAACCGATGCCGGAATGGCAGGTCAACCGCCGGCTGGGCTGGAGGCCGAGGGACCACGAGGAGGTGCGCACGGCGCTCGAAGACCAGCGCCGGATCAAGTACGAGATCGTGCCCACGCGGACCCAGCCCAAGCGCCAATATAGGGTGCTCGCATGAACGTGCGGAATTCGTATTTTGCGGCCGCAGCATTTGCCCGATCTGTCGTGGCGATGAAATTCTGCCGGCAATACTCGGAATGTTTCAGTGGGTTCGGCGCAAGATTCGGATGGGCTAAGTCCTTCATACTCTCCTATATAGAGAGAAGAGAGAGAATTTTACATATATATACACCCCCACATGCGCACGCGTACACGCGCGAGGGTGCGCGAGACACCCCTGCAAAATTGCAAGATTCGATTTCCAGCCTCACCACCCCTACCGGAAGGAGGATTCCATGAACCGCACCTACTGCTTCGACTGCAAGCACTTCTGCCCCGACCGCACCGGCGCCTCTTCAGAGACCCTCACCGAGAAGGACTGGGACGAAGTGATGCGCGGCGAGTGCCGGCGCTACCCGCCCCACGTCGGCAAGTACCTCGGGGAAGATGTCCTGGCCAACGGCTATGACTATGGCCAGTGGCCGCTGGTGCTGGCCTCCGACTGGTGCAGCGCGTTCCAGCCGTGCGAGCGCGCTCTGGCAGCCGATGCCAAGCGCACGGCTGCGGCACTCCCTCGTGCCTACCGTTCAAGCCCGAAGCTACGCCACGGCAAGGCCGAGTTCGTACCCGGCAACAACACCATCCGCCTCCACATCTATTCCGGTGGCAAGTTCAGAGAGGTCGATCTGAATGAGTTCGAAGATCCACGCTCAGCCCTCGAGTGGATTCTGCATCTGCATGGAAGCGCATGGATTGATAGCCAGACGCTCTGGGACTTCCTCAACTGCCTCAATGACGCGTGCTGGATCATGCACGGTGAGAACGCCACCGGAGTCCTCGTGCATGACTATCGCAGATCCGTTGCGCAAAGGCCGAGCGCTGCTCCCGCTGCCGTACCGAAAGGACCGCGGACGTGAGCGCGCGAGCCAGCGTACCTGTACAGAATCGCATCTGTACAAACCGCAGCCTGTGCCATTTTGGCGTAGGTACTCCGGCCGCGAGCGGCCAATCGACGCCGGCCGGAACCGTCGCACTTCAGGGCAGAGTTTGTTGGCCGGAGCCCGCTTTTCCCGGCCCCTGGGCCGCGATCTCGGCCGGCCTGGCGATCCAGGCCGGATCGGCGAGCAGGCGCGGCACGTGGGCCAACGGGGCGCGACGGGCGGCCTAACGTGGGTACTCGGAACGAAGGAGGCAAGGACATGGCTGGTGCGGCAGAACGGATTCAGGCGAAGTGCCAGGAGATATCCGAGATGCTCGTGGCCAAAAACCGGGCTTACGGCAACTCGGCGCTGGAGCCCGTGCGCATCTTCGGCCAGGGCGATGCGGAGGCGCTTATCCGGGTGAGGCTCGACGACAAGTTGAGCCGCATCCGGAACAACCCATCTGCGTTTGGCGAGGACCCCATTCTGGACTTGGTCGGCTACCTGGTCCTGTTGCTCATCGCCCGCGAGGACAAGGCGACGAAGGGAGGCGTGTCGTGAAGATCGAGATGCGGCGTCTGTCAGAGATCAGGCCCTACGAGAAGAACCCGCGGGTGAACGATGGCGCGGTGGACGCCGTGGCCAACTCCATCCGCGAGTACGGCTTCCGCCAGCCCATCGTGGTCGACGCCGAGGGTGTCATCATCGTCGGGCACACCCGTTGGAAGGCAGCGCAGAAGCTGGGGCTGGCGGAAGTGCCGGTCCATGTGGCCCTGGACCTGCCGCCGGAGAAGGTGAAGGCCTACCGCCTGGCCGACAACAAGCTCGCCGAGCTGGCCGAGTGGGACATGGACCTCCTGCCCATTGAGCTATCCGAGCTGCGGGGCATGGATATCGACCTGGAGCTGCTGGGGTTCTCAGCGGAGGACCTGGAGAAGATGCTCGGGGCGGGCATCCATGGCAACGAAGGCCTGACCGACCCGGACGCGGTGCCGGACCCGCCGGACGCGGCGGTGACGCAGCCGGGCGACCTGTGGGTGCTGGGCGACCACCGGCTGCTCTGCGGCGATAGCTCGAAGGCCGAGGACGTGGACCGGCTCCTGGGTGGGGCCCGCGTCCACCTGGTCAATACCGACCCGCCGTACAACGTCATGGTCGAGCCGCGCAGCAACAACGCCATCGCCGCCGGGTTGAGTTCCTTCGCCGGCTACGGCAACACCGACCCCGGCCGGGACGTCCACCGGAACCCCAACGCGGCCAACCCCACGCATGCCAAGATGCGCGCCAAGGACCGGCCGCTCGAGAACGACTTCGTTTCGGACGAGGAGTTCGCCCGGCTACTCCACGCCTGGTTCGGGAACATCCAGCGGGTGCTGGAGCCGGGCCGGGGCTTCTACATCTGGGGCGGCTACTCTAACATCTCGAACTACCCGCCGGTGCTCAAGGCCTGCGAGCTGTACTTCTCGCAGATGGTCATCTGGGTGAAGGAGCACCCGGTGCTGACCCGCAAGGATTTCATGGGGAACCACGAGTGGTGCTTCTATGGCTGGCGGGAGGGCGCCGGGCACCAGTTCTTCGGGCCGAACAACGTCACCGATGTCTGGTCGGTGAAGAAGGTCAACCCGCAGAGCATGGTGCACCTGACCGAGAAGCCGGTGGAGCTGGCGGTCCGCGCCCTGCAGTACTCCTCGCAGCCCGGCGAGAACGTTCTGGACCTGTTCGGCGGCTCGGGCAGCACGCTCATCGCCGCGGAGAAGACCGGCCGGCGGGCGCACTTGATGGAGATCGACGCGCTCTACTGCGACGTCATCGTTCGGCGGTGGGAGGAGTTCACGGGCAGGAAGGCGGAGCGGATTGCCAGGACTGAGACCACCCCGACCGAGTCGTTGGCCGGGGTGGGTACTGCGGAGGTGGGGTAGATGCTACTTGGC